CGCTTCGGGAAATACCATAGTGGGTATGAATTCCGGGACAGCTACTTCAATAAATAATAGTTTGAATACAGGTTTTGGGCAGGCTGTCTTGGGAAGTTTAGACATAACAGGTGCAGGAGGAAACTTCAATTGCGCCTTCGGTTTCGGCTCTTTATTTACAAACAGCACAGGAAACAACAACGCTTCTTTTGGAAATTCTTCATGCGCTAACTATGTCGGCAGTGACATGGCAGCTTTTGGATCCTCTTCGTTTACAAATCTAACAAGTGGAGACGACAACTGCGGGTTTGGTTCAGGAGCCTTTGCAGGACTTCTCACAGGTAATTTTAATTGTGGATTTGGATCATTTGTCGGGAGCTCATACACTGGAGCGGAAAGCAGTAATATTCTCATCCAAAACTCAGGTGTTGTTGGGGAATCCCACACAATGCGCCTGGGAACTGACGGAATGGGCGACGGAACCGTGTCCTCAACTTATATAGCTGGAGTCGTAGGAGTCACTGTTCCTAATCAGCAGCGAGTTGTCATAGATTCTTCCACAGGACAGCTCGGAGTTCAATCCGGTTCTATAGTATCAAATTATACCAATGTCACTTTTGGAATGTCTCCATACACAGTACTTGCAACTGATTACTATATATCATGTGACACGTCAGGAGGAGCAATTACTTTAAACTTCCCGAATGCTCCCACAGCTTTCCAAGAATGGATCGTAAAAGATCGCACAGGAAACTCAGCAGCAAATAATGTCACCATAACTACACCTGGCGGCGTGGTGACTTTTGATGGATCGACCACTCTCCTTCTAAATACAGCCTATGCAGCATTCAACCTTCTAGCCAACGCTACTCCTACTTATGAGGTATTCTAATGGGATATAGAAAGCAAAATCCCCTGACAGTAGATGGAGTCCTATATGCTGATGCCAATAAAGTAACGAGCTCAACTAATGCAGGAACAGCTACCCAAGTTTTGACTTCTAATGGACCTGGAGTAGCCCCTACCTATCAAGCCGTCTCTGCCAGTGGCGCTGTGACGACTTTGACAGGCAATACAGGCGGAGCAATAGCCCCAGTTGCCGGTAACATAAATACAGTTGGCACTGGAAGCATTACTACAGCTGGAGCCGGTAACACGTTGACCACTCAACTCACTGGACTCACATCGAATGCTATCCAGGTTGGTGCAGGCACTGCAACATTGACTCAACTTGGTCCAGTAAACAGAGCTGTTTTGACAACAGGTGCAACGGGAGTTCCTGCTTTAACATCTCTAGCTACCAACGGACAGCTCATAATAGGATCTACAGCCGGAGCGCCAGCAGCAGCTACGTTAACAGCTGGCACAGGTATTTCCATAACTAATGGATCAAACTCAATTACCATAGCCGTGAGTGGTGGGACAGTAGGAGAAACTCTGACAGGAGACACGGGGGGCGCTCGTAGTCCTACTGCTGGCAACTGGGATATAATAACCAATAATGCTGCGAAAAATTCCGGATCTACAGTTCTCTTTTCGGGAGCTAGTAGTACTCTCACTTTAAATGTAAGCGATTCAAGCGCCAATACTATCATAGGAAGCGGTGCAGGAAATCTTTCCACCACGACAAATAGCACTACAGGTTTAGGTCACAATGTACTAACTGCAATTTCGTCTGGGGTTAATAATACATGCGTGGGTTCCCTGAGCATGGAACATGCTACCACCGATGCCGCTTGCTGTGCTTTCGGATTTCAAGCTCTAAATGCTATGGTTGGCTCAGGAGGAAACAATACCGCAATCGGAGCAAATTCTTTACAGTCTATAACGACTGGTCAGAGTAACATAGCCATAGGCTCAAGTTCGGGTACCTCATATGGCACCTCTGACTCATCCAATATAGTGATAGGTCATACAGGAACAACAAGCGAATCTAATGCCATCCATATAGGTACTCAAGGTTCTGGAACAGCCCAACAAAATAAATGTTTCGTAGCTGGTATTGCTGGTGTGACACCTTCAAATCCTACGCCTGTTCTCCTCAATTCTTCAACTGGACAGTTAGGAAACGTAACATCAGCTAACAGCGCTATTTTAGCTACCAATAGCTCTGGAACGTATGCAATGAGAGCTCTTTCTGTGGTCACTCAAGTCTTCAGTGCAAGTGGCACTTATACGCCAACCTCAGGCATGCTTTATTGCAAGGTACGTGGAGTAGGAGGAGGGGGTGCAGGGGGAGGAGCACCCGCGACAGGCGCAGCTACTTATTCTGTAGGTGGAGGTGGAGGAGCTGGTGAATATGGAGAAGGTACATTTTCCGCTGCAACTGTCGGAGCTTCTCAGACTGTAACTATTGCGGCAGCTGCTACAGGAAATAGTGGCTCAGCTGGAAATAATGGAGGCACATGCAGTCTTGGTGCTTTGATTACATTTGCTGGAGGAACAGGTGGCGCGTCAGGTGCCGCTGGAACGGGGACAAACTGCCTAGGTGGCTTAGGTGGTACAGGTGGTACAGGAGGGTCTTTTCATAGTCCTGGGCAACCTGGTTTCAATGGATACGGTCAGACAGCAACATTTATATTGATTGGTGGTAATGGGGGCTCTTCCAATTTTGGAGCGGGAGGTAGGGCTCCAATATCAGCAGCTGGAGTTGCTGGATTAGGGTTTGGTTCTGGAGGTGCAGGCGCATCTAACGGAAACAATGCATCAGCAACATCTGGCGGATCTGGAACTGTCGGCCAAATAGTTATCGACGAGTATGTAATCAGCTAGAGTTTTAAAATGACAATTTCCATAGATGTAAATACTATTCCTGGACATGTAGATATAACATCTCCTCCTGGATCTTCCGTTTCTTATCTCTCCACACATCAAATGGTGTTCGATACTTCTGATGCAACCTCAACTTCTTCCGGTCTCTATATATGGAAAAGCGGAGCCTTCGGCGCTCAAAATTGGCTCAGAAAAGCATAAAGTTCACCCCATTCTCCCTTATTTGCAGTTATATTCATTAATATTTTCTTTTAATATATTTAGCATGTTTGCTACTGTTGCGCGAATGGGGTTGACGGCTACGCTATTACCTAATTGTTTAAGTGCCTGTGCTTCTGATACAGGAAATATGAAGTCTTCAGGAAAACCCATCATTTTTTTACCTTCTTTTGAAGTAATGCGACGTATTTCGCCATCTACTTCATAGGTGTCCCAGTTTCTGCGATCATCAATGCCTGAACCTCGGCCACCTACACGAAGAGTAAAACCGATTTCCTTAGAACAGTTACCCTCAAATACATCGGACATTGTGAATTCTAATGGGATTGGGTCAGGGAATCTAAAAGAATGACATCCGACAATGTCTTGTCTAAAACCGATAATATAAAGACGTGGTCTATGGGTTGGAAGGCCATAATCCGAGGCTTTTAAAATCTGGAAGGTTACGGAGTATCCCAGCTCATCTTCTAAAATGTGGCGAATAACCTCAAAAGTTCTACCATTATCGTGATTAAGGAGATGTCGCACGTTTTCGAGAAAAAATGCCTTCGGGTGCTTTGCTTTGATAATCTTAGCAATTTCAAAAAAAAGAGTCCCTCGTGTTTCAGCAAACCCTTTTTTAAATCCTGCCTGACTAAAAGGTTGACAAGGAAACCCCCCACAAAGAATGTCAACATTTTCAGGAATGCATGTTTGATTTTCATCATCGGTTATGTCCCCACGAAACATATTATTTGTGAATAATTCCGGGGAAATATCTTTGAAATTTTCAATGTATGTTGTTCTTGCATGTGGATCCCATTCGCTGGCATACACGCATTTACCACCGAGTTGATGCAGTGCTGTGTGAAATCCCCCGATACCTGCAAATAGATCAATAAAAGTGAAGGACGCTTGCTGCTGTGGACAACTGTAAGCGTGTACATTTTCGAAGGCAAGCGCCATAACTATCACTATTATTCTAGGGTTAAGCATGTTTGTTTTTTCCAACCTCTTAAATATTTGGCCACCACATCTGAAATTCCAGTTATTAATACTCCTCTGTATGCATATCCCACCCGTGCACTAAATACAGCGTATCAAGTAAGCGCAACACGGAACGCCTTCGTTGTAAACAGTATCCAGATCTCTTGTACATTATCTATTAGTGGGGGACAAACCGGAACGGTAGTCCTAGAGATTTGCCCCAACTCTGCTTTCTCAAGTGGTGTACAAGAAATTGGTGAAATATCCAACGGCAATACGGGAACCCTTACCGTCGGTCTGAACATAGTACAAACCCTAACACAGAATCTATGCGGAAGAATCCCAGCTGGATATTATTATCGCATGAGAACCGTGAACAATACTGGAACGCCAACCTTTACATGGAAATCTGCCCAGGAAGTGACCATCTAGTTTGGCAATAGTTTACAGTCCACCTGGGTTCTTCTAGACTAATACAGGATACACTCAGTACAGTGAAGCCATGAATGTCAAGAAGTGCCAAGACATATCCTAGAGTGTTAGTATCAGATTTGAGTGTTAAGACTTCAAATTGAGGCTCTGATGCTGTTTCTGGATTGCCAAGATATATAGATTCATTTGCATGAACCCCTAAAAAAGGAATAAACGCAGTTATGATACCAATAATCTTACTTCTCATGTGTCTATCCTCCTGTATGTTTAAAGACGGTCACTACATCGATGATAATCCCGTCGAAGAGATCGCAGAAGCTGTCCTCAAAGACTATACAGGCATTGATGTAGACTTCACTCCATCTTCTGAAGAGAGACCTTCTGTGGATCTCATCAAAAAGAGGTTCTAATGCCAATATATGTCTACGTAGTATGCCTCGGGATCGCAATCTGTCTATTGTATCACCTTGTCCAAAAGGAGCTTTAGATCCTATTTCTTTTTCCTGAAATAGAAAAAACAAAAACCGATCCCAATCATAGCAAGAATAAACGCTAGATCAGACATAGATGTAAAGTTTAGTGCCCTGTAATGCATAGATTATCTCCCATTGTCTGGAGCAGGAGGACATGTTCCTTGTCCAGGAGTTGGTCCTGCTCCCCAAATAGCCTCGGCTAATTTAGCATCGGAATTCCACATCTTTTCTAGAGCATCGGTTCCATAAGCCACCGCGCTTTCGCTATCGCCTCCAAGTGCACTTAAAACAGCCATAGCAGAGTCTTTTGTCGCGCTGAATAGATCGTTAATGGATTCCTTCCACGCCGCTTCTACAGCTGCACTCTCGGCATTTGAAGCCATGAGGGAGCCATTCCCATAGTTAGAAGCAAGAGTATTCCACTGCCAAGAGTTAAGATCAACGTTACCGTTCATGAAGTCCAGGCTGTTATTTACAAGTGTAGTTATAGCTGGCATATGGGGAGCAAACTGTTGCACTAATCCCTGACCCTGCTCAATAAAATGGCCACCACCTCTCACAATGTGTCCTAAAACTTGAGGACCTTGACCAATCATTCTCTCTCCAACCGTAATATGACTCATAAAAGTCTCCTTTTTTGTGGCAACGATAAAGCTGTGGCTTATTTATGTCTTCTCAAAAAAATACTTTAAAACCACCTAGAATCGCGTCAAATCGTTTCAGGCTACCCTCATACCTTCTGGTGTGCGTTATGAGGTCCTGAGGCAAATAAAGTCGGTTCCTTGGGATTCTTGGCCTCAACATCGGCACATCTTTTAACATAACTCTGGAAAGTGCTGTTGATCTTTGAAGTCACTTCTCTGTGGGAATCATGCAAAAAGATGGGAGTCGCATAAAACCCTCCATACACTTCCTTGGGAGGCTTCCAAGAAATAGTAAGCAGCGAATCTGGAACGTGTTGACTCCCGGTAATCTTCGCCATCATGCCTTTTGGTAGAGTTTGCTCTGTATGCTTCTCACAAAATCTTTTAGCCACCGCAAGATTCTTTGGATAATCTGTATGTGGTCCTCTTTGAGGCTCAACAGCGGTTCTATTCCAGCTAATTTCTTCTGACATAGGTACCTCCAAACATTTCGATTAACGCCTTTTTAAAGGTTTCTTCGGGTAAATTGAAAGGAATTTCTTTAGCCATGAGGCGATTTATTGCGAACTTATCATCAAAAGATAACCCCCTCATTTCATTCGGGTGTTTTTCTTTGAGCTGCATTGCGTAGTGACGGTTCTTTCTAACGAGTTCTTTCTCAGAATCCCCTCCCTTTTGAGCCATCATGACATCAAAATCTTTCCTCAGCTTTGAGGGGCTCAAACATGCTGACTTCCACCACTTGTGGGTAGAGGCCCACTCTATGAGATCGCGAACCTTGGAAGGATCTCTCTTATCGATCCTGAGAAGGCAATCAAACTCTGCCCTCCACTTCTCAAGCTTTGGCTCTTTGAATTCTGGATTTCTTTCCCTAATTTTTTCGAAGAAAAAAGTACACAAAGAGTCGGCGTCAGCCGAGACCTGAGGCGGAGCCGAAGCTTTCTTTTCCGACTTCGGGGCTTCTTTATATATTGGTTTATCTTTTTCTTCTCTGTTAAGAGAAGAATGTTTTTCCTTAATGTATTCGTTTTCGGGGTCCCGAGCTTCGGTATCCCGAAAACAGGGATGTCGGAAAATATTTTTGAATTTTGGAGATTCTGAAATGTAATATTTAAATCCACTTTTTAGATTCCCTGATTTATTCTCTTCTCTCTTTATGTAGCCAGCTTGAATAGCCTCATTTACCATCTTGTAGACTCTATTTCGCCCCATAAATTTTTTTACATGAGAATGGACTTGGGCAATGTTCAATTGCCAGCCATTTTTCATGCTCAGTAGATATATTAAAAACCAGCGGCATTCTGGTGAGATATTTTCGTCTCTTATCAGATCTCTATTGATTTGGGCGTACGGATTTTCTTTATCATGAGGACATCTTTGGATGGTATCGGTATCATGTTTCATTATTGGGCCTCCTCTCTTAGAAGGAGTCCGTCATTCACTAATTGATCCACTAGAGAATAAAATGTTTCCTTTGAAAAAATTGGAAATCTTTTAAAGAGATCTTTTTCTTTCATTGGCGAGCCATCTCCATTCAAACATTGGGGGATTTCTCCTAAAAGAAGGGCCTTTTCCCATCCATACTTGATGATGTCTTCCATGAAGATAATGGAAGGGTAATTTCTAGATCTTATAACTGGCACGATAAGTCTCCCGTCTTGTTGGGAGATGCACAATCTTCTCGAAAGAGAACTTGAGAAATATGTAGCTTTTCTTTTACTTTGAGCTTAAATGGCTGTTTTGTATAAGATGGCTACGCTTTAACAAGCGAAATCCCTCCCAGGACTTCATTTCGTGCATCTGACCCCGAGCGACTAACTCGGGGTTTTTTTATTTTGTTAATTCCATCCTATTCGCAATAAACCATTTGAAGCAAATCCTATTTGCAGTTATCCTCCTGGTTGCTTTTAAGATAACTTAATAAAATCGGAGGCTTTGTAATGTCCTTTCAATCAAAAATTTGTGACCTAGATACCTACATTAAAGACAAAGAGGCTGCTGAAGAAATATTGAAAATAGCCAAAAAAAGAAATATTTCTCGCAAGATTGCTTACCTTTACGAAGAAATTCTAAAGCTAGAAGAGATTTTGAAAGATCAAGAGATAGTCGAAGCATAAAAAACCGCCCCAAGCTTGGCCTGGGACGGCCCATGGAGAGAATATGCGACTAACAACTAACTAGTAACACGAGCTGTCCATTTTACGAAAGATGGTTTCCGATACGGCTCTACCGATATTGGTTTGAATGGAATATCAGGGTAGTGAGCTTTTAGATTGTCCACATAGTCGCTAAAAGCTTGCATGTAGTCGATCGATCCGGAGACAACGGAGCGCGTCAAAGATACTCGGCTTCCTCGGGATGATTTTCCGTCAGCAAGGCCTATCATTTGGTTGCGTATTTCTTTTTCTGCGGCCTCAACGTCACGAAGAGCAAGCAGCTTTTCTATCCAGGTGCTTGCTAGAGCCTTCCACTCTTCGCTTTCCCCCATCTCGTTGAAATCTTTTTCAGTAAGTGGAGGGGCTTTGTTACTCTTTATAAATTCCCAAAACTCTTTCTCTTTTGGGAATAATTGAGTCTCGATGTAGCTGGAATCTCTTGCGACCTCGACAATCACACCTTTAGATCCGTCAGCGGGACTGGAAAAATAATACATGCCTGGCATCCCGGTCACATTCAAAATGTGCTGGCATTGAGGATAATACTTCTCAGGAATCTTTCCCGATTTAGCTGTAGCGTGATCCTCTTTGTTGGCCTTTTTGATCTCTACGATATTCTCAAAAGATTCATCGATGCCGTCTAAAGAAGCCTTGAGCCACAAATGAGAGGTATTCTGAACATTCATGGGCATGAAGGTTTTTCCAATATAGCTCTCGAATTCAATACGAGAAGCTCCCTCAGTCTCTCTTCCAAAGCGCTTGGCTGCGTTGTCTTCGTTTGACCTAGAAAGAACCTTCTCTTCCCACTTTTGGAAGGGCGTAGCCCATGGAGAAACCCCCATGATAGCCGGGGCATCGCTGCCCCCAATTCCATTACGTCTCCATTCAAGCCACTCTTCATGGCTCATGTTATCGCATTTACGCCACATCTGATTCACGGGAAACCTCCTTGCCTGCGTCTAAATCAACGAAAGGATCTTTGCCTACATACAGGGCGTACAGATTGACCGGGGTCTCCTGGTACACTTCTGCGATGTCTTTATCAAGCTTGCTAGGAGAGCTAGAACGCAAGATATAACGCGTGTCCTTGCCTTCTCCATGCTTTGACACAAAGATGTCATAAAGAAGCGGGGATCCCTTATTTTGGGCTAGCGATTTCAGAGAAGCCTTTAAATTCTTCTGGCCAAAAGACCAGATCTGAAGCACACCTAAATCATAGTTCCAGATGAGCATGGCGTTAAATTCTTTCATGGGTTTGGCTGGATTAGGAGCCACTCTTGGTTTCTTATCTGGATAGAACCTAATCGGCTTGTTATCCTCACTCCAGTTCTCCCAACCCACAATCGGTTGGCTCAATATTCGAATGCGAACCTCGTCGCCTTCAACAATTTTGCTGGGCTTAAAGTAGTCTGTGTTTCCCATGTATTTATCTTCTTCAGGAAAAAATGATGACATAATAATTTACCTATTGTTTTGGATTAATAATCAGCGCAAGCCAGATCGAATTCTTCTCGCTTCCACTCAAGCCATTTTTCAAAGCTCATGCAGCAGCATCCTTCTTCTACAACGTCGCAGTCGCAAGAAGCATCTAGCTCTTCATAATACTGTTCTTCTAAATCTTCAATGTTCTTAAGCATATCGCTCCCTCCACAACTTATCGTGGAACTCATCGCGATACATAGCATGCTCTTTGTATCTTTTGTAGTGATGTTCTACCTCGTCGAAAGCTTTTAAATAAGCCTCGAGGTGGTATTTGGACTCTGACGCGTGATAAAGAAACTCTTCACGCAAATCAGACACAATGATATTGTCTTTGATGTTTTCCATTTTGAACGTCCATTCTAATGAGTTAACTGACTCGCTTTGGCTGCAACCTTGGCGAGTCTTTTTCTTACTCTAATTCTTCAGCTATATATCTTCTTACGGAATCGTTGTTGATCGGTCATGATCTTATCAACACCTCCCAATTTAAATCAACACAAAATGAAAAGTCGTGCATAAATACCTTCCCTGTGGCAACATAACATTTTGAAAATAACAGAGAGAATTTTACCATAAATGGATCTCAAACAATATTTAGACTCGCGGAACTTTCATTATAAAGAGTTCGCCGAAATGATCGGCGTATCTGCTACTACCTTATCGAATTATATGCACAAAAGACGAGAACCACGCCCGGCCATAAGGGAAAAGATTGTTAAGGCTACCCACGGCAAAGTCACCATCCTCGATCTTTTAAAAAAATAATATTTCATTTAAATCCAGTTACCTCTTATTAAAAAAGAAATGTTAACTGGATTTTTTGATGTTCATATTCGAAATCCCCTATGAACCCGTATCCTGGGCTGCTCCCAAGCTTAGCAGAACTCACACGTATGACCCTAGGGAAGCGGATAAGCGAGCCATTAGATTTCTGATTAAGCAGCAATACGACGCGGAACCCCTCACCTGCCGCGTTCTATTGGCATTCCAGTTCTACTTTCCAGTTCCTAAATCAGCTTCCAAAGCCAAAAAGCAAGCTATGCTTCTAGGCGATATCATTCCCACAAAAAGGGACGTATCCAACTGCGTCAAGCTTTACGAGGACTGCTTAAAAAAAATAGTTATAGAAGACGACAGGCAGGTAGAATTCCTGTGCGCTAGAAAGCTTTACTCTGAAAAGCCCCTAGTTCGCATAAAGGTCGTTCCTGCAGATGAATACCAGGAAACATTGTACTATGCAGATCATTGCTGAAGAGGTCGACGGAGCCTACTACATAGATGTGGTTCTGACTCCTAACGACATGCAAAAAATACAAAGGATTCTCCCATGTTCAAAAAAAGATTGGCGAGATTGCAGATTTCTTGGTAAATGTTAAAATATGTTTAACCCTTTTATACAAATGGTAATGGCTATGGCTCACAAGAAAAAAGAACACATGAAGAAAGAAAAGCATCACAAAGAAGAAAAAAAAGAGATGATGCACAAAGAAGAAAAACACATGAAGCATCATAAAAAGAAATAATTCCTATGGATAAAAAGATGCGCAAACAGGTCACAAAGCCCATTAGAAAGGCCGAGTCGATCCTTAAGAAAGCAGAAAAATCCAATGAGAAGCTCGCGGATTACGATGAACGTGTCCGCGATCCCATGATTGCTAAATTCAAACGCATGAAGTCTAAATGCTCAAAGTAAACTTTAACCCAGTCTTTAACGTTGCGGAAAAAGTCGATAAAGCAGCCCAAGAAGAAATTAAAGAAAATATTTTACGTTGGCAAGACGAAGATAAAATCAAAAGATGGTACCAAGAAGTACACGTGCAAATACTCGGACGTTCCAACTGACGAACAAGGATGGGTTTTGCTACCACACTACCTACCAATCAGCTTTGACCTCATGTACCTAAAAGTAAAAGGCCTTGATAAAAAGATTACTGGTTGGTGGACAGAAAGATCGTGGGACGGTCTACATTTTAAGAAATCATACAAAGTAACACATTGGAAAAGGGTGCCAGAAAGTGAGTGGAGATAGAGCTTTAGCTACAGAAATCAGCGTCACCATTAAAAATTCCGATTCTAAAGTGGTAGAAAAATCTTTAGAGTATGGTAGGGTGAGTATATCAAAAGATGATCCGGCAATCGATAGACTCATCCAGCTAGCAATGGCGAAATTTGGGCCTACGAATATCGCTGATGCATCTGATATTGTGGTAAAAACTAAAACAGTGTGGCAATAAAAAAGCCGCCCCAATCAAGAAGCGGCTAAAATGTTCGTTTTTAACGAAATTTTCCAGGATATCCGTACCTTACCATAGTAACATCCCCACTAACGTGGGGAACTTGACTTTGAAAGTGCACTTTCTCCGTCATGTCTAATAACATATCATCTTACGTGCATTAATTCAATGCGTAAAAATTCCTTTTTTGTTACCTATTGATTAATAGTAATTAAACATGAAATTTTCCATGACATTTATCGAAGGCAATCAAGAGGCTAAAAAGCTAAAAACAGATGAACTTAAAAGGGATGCCTATGACCAGTATTGCGCTCATTTGGCCAAGGGAAAGTCCAAAAGATCTTGGTATTTTCAGCACCCTTCTTTGAGTCTTACATGGGAAACCATGGAGAAATATATCAAAGAAGATACAAGTGTTTTCGATCCTACACAAAAAAAACATGCCGAAGCTCAAGGGTTTGCTAAGTGGGAGCAGGTCGTTGAAGATTCCGCAATTGGTCAAAATAAAGACGCAAATGTCGCCGCTCTTCAGATGCTAATGCGCAATAAATATAAGTGGGATCGACACGACCAAGTGCATGAAGATGACTTATCATCTGCCGATGCCAATGAGAAGCTTCTTAATCAGATTTCGAATCTTCAGAAAAAGGTTTAGCTGCATCTAATACCGCTAATGCTTGATCTGCTAAACGCATACATTCCTGCGTGACATAGTCTATGTTTTTGTAAGAGCAAGGAATTAGTTCATGCTCCTCCAAAATCTTCTTAAGATGGGGCATCCTTTCTGACAATTCCTTTCGGGAAGCCTCCAACGCTACTTGGCAAGCTGGAGTGACATCCCCAGAATGTGCGCAATCAAATCCAAAAACGTAAACACTATCCCTCCTCATTTCGGAGAAAGTTAACCCGCCATGCACATCGGCATCTATGCTGCCGTACTCTTTTCCATACCAAGGATGATCGGAATCGAGGTGAATATACCCACATAAAATCCCAAGACTATTTCGCATTATCTGACATCTTACGCCTTTATGTGAGAATTCCAAATAATCTGTCTCATTTGTCCATTCACCTATTCCCCACTCAGAATTATAAATTTTCCGTGGCCACAGGATTTTCTTTTCAGACAGAGATTCGTCGTTCATTACTTGCCCTCTAAATGGTTCAGCAATAATTCCACCTCATTCGTAAACCACTTGAGGTTTATTCTCGCCTTTTCTTCTGAGATTGTGAGAAGAGCTGATGTGACCACCTGCGTCAATGCAACAAGAACTATCGCATTGGTTTTCTCCTTAAAATTTTGGCCTATCTTAAGGGCTAAATCTTTTGCCTCGTTGAACTCTTCTTGAGTAAGAGGTCTCATTTTTTCTTGTTGCATTCACCCTCGCTTTAAAATACTTGATATAATTAGCATGCAGTTAGCCAGATCAATAGAGGTTACATGATGAAGAGGCAATTTCTCAAGTGTTTCGATTGTACTGTTAAGCGTCTGAATAAGTTCTTCTCGGGTGACTGGTTCCTGGCTATTCTTTGCATTTGGGTTCTGTTCTGGTTCGCTAGCTTTTTTGTCGTAACGTACCAGTATCTCGTTACCTAGATCATCTACACGAATAAAGTCATCGCTGCCTAGTGGCCACATCCGCATAGCAGACCCGTCACAAACGGCGATAGCGCCGCATTTGCAATAGACGATCTCGTCAGGAAGCATGCTCTCTATGATCGCTAAACATTTTCCGCATTTAGCCCTATTTCGCATGGGTATCAAACCTTTCTACGTAAGAGTTGGGATTTAAGTTTTTGAGAGCACTTGCTATGACCTCTCCCACATCATCGACAATCCTTTCATTTACGCCTTCTTTCACAAGTATTCTCATTGCAATATTGACGCATGCAGAAAGGGCTATGCCATGAGGGATTTTATTGAGTTCTAAGCAATCATATAGAGTGTCCATTGCTTTGAGTACATCTTCAGCTTTTAGTGCCATTTTCCTCCACTATAATTCTCTCAAGTGAGCCATTCAGGCCGGCCACTTTATTGAATGCGTCATGAAATTCCACAACCGCTTCGTCGCTTACTCCGATAGATGACAAGAAATCGAATAAAAATGTTACGCATATAGATACACATGCATGAGTTGGGATGTTATTTATATGAAAAAACTCCAGCAAAAGACGGTGCTGTTTTTCCACGTATTCGACTTGGTCCGTCTCTTCAACTTTCATTGTCATTAATCGGCCTCTTTGGTCTGTTCCAACATTCAAACCAGCATTCAATGCGCTCTGCATTATCTTCCGGTTTGCAACACTTTTCTTCCTTCCATTCATTACATGTGGGGCAGTATTTTGAATCCCATTGATCCGAATAAAATAAAACTGTACAACATGAAGAGCAAACGTCGGAAGGTTTCATTACGGATAATCTCCCATCTCGTATCCTAATTCTGACAACGCGCGACGAAGGCTATTGGTCACACCAATTATCAGTTCTTTTGGACATTTTTCTAATTCCAGCGTCGTAATAAGCATATCTATGCAAGCGGAAGTTAGAGTGACACCCATTATCTCTTTTTCTTTGCACGCGGCTAGTATCACTTGAATTGCTCGATGCACCTCTTCCATAGTGTTTTTGCCTTGATTTTGCATATGTTCTACTATATTTAAGTATTTAACATATAGGTAATCATGCAAGATCTCCTCTCGGAAAAGCAATGGGAATTCATACTCAACTCAACCGCGCGCTGGAATATAGCGCATGGCTCTGTGTCGAGCGGCAAAACTATGGGTATTACCTTCCGCTTCATGCAAGCCGTAGATGCGTGCCTAGACAGCCAAATATGGATGATCGGACATACATCGTCAACGGTCTACGATAACGTTGTGCGCCTTATTTTAGAACCAAAATCTGACGGGTTAGATCCGCTGGCTATATTTAGACCTTATTGCACCTGGAAAAAGGGGGATCGCGTGCTTTGGTATAAAGATAAAAAGATCTCTACAGTCGGGGCAAAGGACTCAGGAGCTATCGGCGCCATTCAAGGAAAGACTATGAGTCTATCCTATTGCGACGAGATGACGCTGTATCCCGAGAACATCATCGATATGATCGATACGCGCCTTCGTAATAGCCATTCCATGGGCTTTGCTACCATGAACCCAAGCTACCCTACTCACAAGATCAAGGAGTGGATTGACAAGGCAATTGGAGGGGATCCCAACTACTATCAACTTCATTTTAAGCTTGAAGATAACCCTTATCTAGACCAAGCTTACAAGGATCGCATCAAGAACAGCTTGAGCGGTGTGTTCTATAAACGTAATTATCTTGGAGAATGGTGTCTTGCTGAAGGTTCTATTTTTGACTTCTTCGATCGGGGTGTTTATGTTCTCAATCGCCCTCCTCGCGCAGCTGATTACTGGATTGTTGGGGTGGATTACGGCACTAGTAACGCTTTCGCTGCTATTCTTATCGGTGTTAACTGCGGTAAGTATACACAAGAGCCGCCACTAATGTGGGCTGAAAAAGAATACTATTGGGACTCAAAAAAGACCCAAAGACAAAAGACAAGCTCGGAGTTTGCCGATGACCTCAAAGAATGGATGGAACCTTACGGAGTTAAGTCTGTGTATATTGATCCTAGCGCTGCTCACTTTAAACTGGATCTCCAGCGCCGGGGTATACATCCAGTTAACGCGGATAACGACGTTAATAACGGAATCATCAAGCTCACTTCAGAAATGAAGGCGGGGAAGCTGTTTATTTGCTCTGAATGCGTTAATTTGATCAGAGAGGTAGAAGGGTACGTCTGGCATCCCAAATGCAAAGAGAAGGGCGAAGACGAGCCTTTAAAGCAAAATGACCATGCTATCGACGCGCTGCGCTATGCTATAAATACTCACAGGCCTGCTCGCTTTGATCACGAGGAAAAGAAGCCTCCGAGTTTCATGCCTCCAAATTCAACAATAAACCAGATAAGACACCCTAATGATTATGGATTCAGATGATACTGCCAATTAATGACCACATCCTCCTAGAGATTGTTCCCGTCGAAAAGAAGTCGGGTATTCTTATCCTTGATGCTAAAGAAGAAGTAAAACTTCGCATTGCGTCTCTCGGTGCTGTTGCCGATCTTCCCTGCAAAGAAGGCGATTACGTTCGAATAGAGAAATATAAAGGGACAGAAATAGAGTTGTCCGATAAGCGATACATCATCATTCATCACAAGGATATAATTGCTTATGAGCCGATATAAATGGCCAAAAGTGCCTAAAAAACAAAGATTTGGCTGATTACGCCGCCTATCCCATTGGTTGGGTATTGGCAGAGGAGAACTAGTGAAGCAAACGTATTTTGTTTCCTTAAGTCGCTCCCGGAAGTCCAATAGCGATGATATCTAGCGGGGTTCGAATCCTTAAGGCGGCAAATTTAATGGAGACCCAATGATCTGGGGCGTTATCGTTTTCTTTTGGCTTAGGTATCACGGCTCTAGAATAAAGGAGTTGGAAGGCGAGTTACATAGATTAAGGAGTCGCAAATGATTGTCGATTGCATAAGTGATCTACATGGATTTTATCCGCAGCTAGAAGGCGGCGATCTTTTAATTGTTGCTGGAGATTTGACCGCAACCCATTCTTTTGAACAACTTATGCGGTTCTACTGTTGGTTTGACAAACAGGATTATAAAAAACGTATCCTGATAGCTGGAAACCATGATGGATTATTGGAAGAATTTCCACCTACATATGGCACTTGGGAATACCTCTGCGACTCGGGCGCTGAATTCGAATATATTGAACCCTCCCTCATCTTTAGCATCAACGAAAAACCAATCATTGGTCTAGGTGAGACTAAAATCCTAAAAATCTGGGGCTCTCCTTGGACAAAGACCTTTCCCAACATGAATCCCCGCTGCAAAGCTTTTACATGCGATACAGAGAAGGAATTAAATGAGAAGTGGGCGCTGATTCCCGAAGATGTGGACATATTGATTACCCATAGTCCCCCTTATGGAATCATGGATGCAGTTCAAAGGTATGATTTTGACCATAATTCTACCATTGAAAATTGCGGCAGCGTGAGTCTAATGAACCGGCTATATTCAGAGAAGATAAAGCCAAAGCTGCACGTATTTGGACACATTCACGAAGGCCACGGCCATATCCAAAAGATGATGGACTATCCAGGTGTGCAGTTTGTGAATGCGTCTTATGTCAACGAAAGATATCAGCCAGTAAATAAACCGATTAGGATCATTTTATGACTGTTTATGAGCAGATAATTGAAATCCTTCAGAAACACAAAGTGACAAAAAGAGCGCGTCTATTTTTATTGATGGCGGCTGTCATTGCTTCCGAAGATGAAAACCGCTAAATTTTCTGCGACATATGGGTTTTTAGGAATCGGCGTTGTGTCCGTATCTAGAGTTGATGATCTTTTCCAAAGGCTTTATCCTGCTGCTCAAGAACTCATTCTCGGAATAAAGCGACTCTATGTTCTGTTCCAAGATGGCTATCTTTCGATCCCTTTTCCGTATTCTATAGTCTAATGAAATTGCCAGGCTGCCTATGATGATTAGTGTCATCGGAAAGATCATTTCATTTCTCCAATTTCTTGTATTCTCTGTGTAGCCAAAGCGAAAAAAGCAATCCTAAGCATGCGCACAAAATGAATGAGCTTTTGATCGGTATTTGTAAAAGATTAGTTAGAACCCCTAACGCAATCCCAAAAGCGATCAGTTGTGTGATTTTCTCGACCCATTCCATAATTTCCGCTCACCTATCCTAAATAAAATATTTAATGCTAACTTTACCTTAGAAGCCCTCTCACAAACTTCGAAGGAAGGTAGCTATTTCTTTCTATTATCCACCTTGGAATAACGATCTAGAGCCTAATCAAGGGAATGTTAGACAGTGGCTCGATAATTTGTACAGCAAATTTCAGCCTATAGAGCAGGCTCGCTGGAACCAATCGAATATCGATTCCCTATTTTACGCCGGCTCTCAGACCTTCATAAATCGGTATTTCAACTTCACCCCGTCTTCTTCCTACCAAAACTTCTATTTTAACCTTTTGCAACAGCCCATAAACATGGTGACTGGCTATGAGCGCCAGCATAGAAAGGGATTTGCGTTTGTCCCTTGTGAGGGGGCAGACAGCGAGACCAGCGATCAATATACCAGACTTATCACCCATGCTGCCAATAAAGGTGGAGTGCATGAAGCTAAGTCAAAGGCAAAAGAGCAGGCAGCGATCACGGGCCTTGTACTTCTTCAACCGTATCTTGATTTCTCAGGCGCTGATCCAGCTCAAGGAGAAATGAAAACAAAGGTTTGGGAATACAACTCGTTTTTAGTGGACCCATATTTTCGCAACCCGGATATGTCAGATGCACAATTCGTATGGTGTCAGGAGTACATATCAAAGAAAGAGGCGGAGTTTCGTTTTCCAGACAAAATAGGCAAGATTGCCCCGATGTCCGGTACTCCCCAAAGATACGGTAGTTTTTATTTTCTACCTGAAAATTATAATATGGCACGCAATGACCTCATGGTTCTTAGCTATGTATGGTATAAGTGGCGACGTAAAAAGAAAAGGCTTTATTCTGCATCGAGAAATCAGTTTTTTGACTTCGCAGGGGGCCAAGAGCAATTAGATCAAATCCTTTATGCAATCCCCGATATGGAGGCTGTAGAGGTAGAAGTTCCAACATGGAAATTGGCGGTAGTTTTAAATGATCAGCTCATGTTTCAAGGCGATAATCCGCTGGGTTTTGATAGTTGTCCTTTTGTTCCTTATTTTTGGAATTACGAACCTCATCTCAATTACTATGATCTGCGCGCTCGCGGTCTTGTACGCACTATGCGGGATTCTAATTACCTTCTCAACCGCCGAATTATTATTAATCACGATATCTCTGAGGCTACTATCAATGCTGGATGGAAGCGGAAGGTAGGTGCTGTCGCTAACGAAGACAATCTGAAGCGCTCTGGTCAGGGTTGGGATGTAATCGTTAACGAAGGCTACGAGCTCACTGATGTGGAAAAGATCATACCAAGCGAAGTGCCGCAATCGGACATGGCCCTCGCAGATCAGCTTAGAAGCCTCATCTTTGGGACATCCGGCGTTGACCTAGAGAATTGGTCAGCACAGAATGATAAGCAATCCAGCACGCTTACAACGGTAATCAAACAGGCTGCCAATCTCATGGTGCTTCAAAAGTACTTTGATCAGTGGGATTACTCGGACAAGCTGCTTGGCGATATCATGCTGAAGATTTCTCTTAATAACTGGAACGCTGAGAAAGTTAAGCTGATGATCGGCGAAGAGCCAACGCCGTACTTTTATTCGAAGATATTCTCTAACTACCAAGTATTAGTTGAGGAAGCGGATCTCACTCCTACCCAGCAAAACATGCAGGCGCAGCAGATGATGGATATCAACGCTGCATTTGGAAGAGAGGTGTTCCCCCCCTCTAAAATCATTCCTCTTCTCAATATCACAGGAAAAGCCGAGGCAGTCCAATTCTTGCAGCAGCAGGAGCAAATGGCCCAGGCCCAACAACAAGAAATTACCAACATACAACACACATATGAAGAAGCAAAACTGCAAGAACTGTACTCAAAAGCTGCCGCGAATATTGCCACGGCTCGGGAAAGACACGGGCGCGCTGAAGCGGATATCGGGCTCTTTGAAGAACGCCTTTCAGAAATTACCCATAACAGGGCAATGGCGACTAAAGCAAAAATGGAAGCGCTGGAAAAAATGGTTGATGTCATTGCCAAATACGGCGAGGTCGAAACTGCTCTTAAGATGCACGAAATAGATTCTTTGGACTATAGGCAAGAGATTCAAGAAGACAGAGAAAAGATAGATGCAAAACAGACAGCCATGTCTAATGATTTTGTGATGCAGCTCATGGGAAAACAGGCTCAAGGGCAATAGCGCAGAAAACTTGCTTCAATTAAATTAAAGATTAATAACACATCTCTCTCGAGGTTAAGATGAGTGGACGACGTATAGATGATCATAGCGCTTGGATGGGTAGAGGACGTGAATATCCTTTGCCAGACGGGCCTCATAAATTAAAGGCTGAGAGATCAGCAGAAGGCGCTGGTCGTTTAGGGTCCAGCTATCCAGACACTACAGAAGACATTTTGCGCGATCAAAATGCTGGTATTGGTAAGGCTGAAGGGCGTAAAATTAAGCCTGGATATAGAAATTAATTGCCTATCTACCATGTGTAGAAAAGGTTTGGGGCTGGTCTGAATAACCAAGCCCTCTTTATTTAACTGGGCAAGTGGCTGGGTTCGAAATCCCGATGAAGCGTTTGAGAGACGTAGAGGGACTAGGTAATTCCTCGCCAAGTTAACAGAGATTTCACGCATTGATCTGCGAGCCTGACCCGGGCAAATGCGTCTTTACAAGGTTTTCCGCGAACCAGCCTGGCAAATCGCGGAGTTATTCAGAGTTATATGGGGTTATAGTGAAATCCTTGTATAACCGTATATAACCGTGTATAACTAGGTATAAGTATGGCCAACAAAGTTCTAAAAGATCCAATCGCTGTTAAGGCTAAGTCCGATGGCAAGTGGCCTTGGACCTATAATGCTCCTACAAAAGATCAAGCCCATTCAGGTTACCTTTCAGCTGGTGACAATTATGGGATTGGTCGTAGGCAGCCTGTTGGCAAAATGAACGCATCCGGACCTGAATCCGGTCCTATTCCTCAAAAAGCGCATTGTTTCTCACCTAATGAGATATTCGATGGCGAAGATAAAAAAGGCTAATCCTTTAAAGAATCCCGCTAATTTCATGGGACGCGGGGTTAATTCCCCTACTTCTGGGACTACGCCATACCCTCATGGCGGCATGGGTGATTACTATGGGACTGGCATGAAAAACCCTATTGGAAAGATGCGATCAGATTCTATTGGCTATCGTCCAGTGTCTCGCAAACAGTTGGGTGCCGCTCCAAAGTCAATCGTGTAATGAAATTTTCTGGGGGCCTCAGATTTTCTGGGCAGCACCAGCACAAAACTTCTAAGTCAAACTTCTCGTTTCTCCATCCTGTAGAAGGGTCAAAAATGCCTTCCATGATTAGATAAGAAGGGTTACGCCCACTTGTCAGTTTTGCATACACTAGACAATCAGCTCCTTTCGGGGGCAAATCTTCATTCACATCAATCCAGTTCATAGGAACCTCATAAAGCTCGCAGTCATGCTATTCTTGCGAAGCATATCAAGTTCAGTGGGTTTGCGTGAAACATTTTTACAGGGAGTGCAACAAACAGAGTTTCTATGGAATTCGTGGGGGTATCTCTCTTTCTGACACTTTCGACATATTCTTAGTGCGCTTTGCATGGGAAGATAGCTCCTTGTATACAGCATCTACTCGTTCATCTGTCATATCATCATCTTCTCTTTCTTCCAACTTATTTCTATTAAACTGGAAGTCATGGATACTGTCAGAAACGGTCTTATTTGCCGTTAAAAGGTTCTTGGCATACTGACCCCACAGCTCACGTGCGGGAATCATCCAGATGACCTTTAAAACGTCGCTACCGGGGTATGCCTTAAAAAGCATGGAATTGGTCTGAGCTTTTGGTTTGGTTAGCCTGGGTTGCCAGATTAGACGCTTCGTTACCCCATCTTCATCTGTTCTGGCATGTGCAAAAATGTAGAAGGGATGTTCTCCGAAAGGTTTTTGATCGATCAGATTCTGGCAGCATTCTCCGATGTCGAAGGACTGTTTGGTAAAATGCTGGTATCGGTCGTGCGCGTCTAGTCTATTGATTTTCATTGATCCTCCGGAACATATCCACAGAACGGACATGCTTGTACTCTTACCCAGTGCAAATTGCTGACTCGATTGGTCTTTGTTTGTTTTTCATGAGTAGTATGTCTGGAAATTAGGATCAATCTTCCTAGATCGTTTTCCATTTCCGAGCATTCCCAATAGACATGATCTTGTGTCCCGGCATCGCTTCTTTGCAGGGTTTTGGGAAAACAAAGGTGTTTGTACAAAGGGGAGATATCACTGTTTTTCTGCATTTAGCCTCGCTTTTGCTATTTTTACATATTCTTCTTCCTTTTCTATTCCTACGGCCGAAAATCCTAACCGCTTGGCTGCTAGTATTGTTGTCCCCGAGCCGGCGAAAGGGTCCAGAAGAATACCGTTATCTGGTGGCATGATGAGCTTGATTAGATATTCCATGAGTTTTAATGGTTTGACTGTGGGATGGTAATTTTTTGCAGCAGCTTTTATTGACCCATATTTCCCGCACACATTATCTTCGGTGTTGTTAATTCCACCCCCACCAATAGTCTGACCAATGGGAAGGCAATCCAATCCTTCATTCCTCTCACTAGAAGACGCCTTAGCGCAATAGAAAAATCGGGATGCTCCCTCTCCCTTTCTTTCTACCCTTTCTTTTTTAGGGCCTGATAAAATCCCACTTTGCTCATCCAGGGTATCAGCAGCTTCCTCATCAAATATGACATTGGCTGGCCAGCGGCCTATGTGGCATTTCCCGACAAAATCAACAGACTTTGGAACATTTGGACAAGCTGTTGCCATCGATCCCATTCCGTTCGTCAAAATAGTGTCAGTCCCTATCCTACACCCATCAATATTAATCCCTGCCTGCCCCCATTTCTCGGCATTTTGCTTGAACGTTCCATCACATGGTTTCATAGCCATGATTATAGGCTCATAAGCGGGCTTTACAGCGGTTCCATATCCTTCTATTCCAAAATGATTATGACTCTTGGGAAACCCACTTCCATAGATCCACATGAGGCAGTCTCTGATTTCCCATCCCGCATCTTCGATTGCGCAAGTTAGTCTGTGAAATGTTCTAGTACCACCCATTGCAAGCAAGTGCGCGCCGGGTTTAGATATTCTAAGCATTTCTTGCCAATATTCTACGCCAGGCACCGTATGATCCCAGCCTTTATTCATGAACGAAAGTCCGTAGGGGGGATCTGTAATAATCGCTGAAACGCAATTGTCCTCCATTGTCCTCATGACATCTAGACAATCACCTAACTCTATGTTCTGCATCTAGCCTCTAATTTATTGATTTTCAACACAATCTTCTCTGTTAATTATTTTAACAGCATTTATTCGGGACTTCATAAGGATGTAAGCGTGACGATTAACGGATGGGTAGCTTTCGAAAGGCTTTGTGACGTACACAAAGTTTTTTTTCTCAATGCCATCGATGTGATTTTTTATTTTTGAAGCCTCCGTTTTAGGTATAATTTCTAATTCCTCAAGTATTTCAACCGCCTCCCTCGACTTAACTATTCTTTCGCAAATGTTTGCGGATTCCATCAATTCTTTCACGTATAGCCTCTAATAAATAAATTATTCTATATAGATCTTATTTAACCAACACGCGTGCCGGCGTCAAGGCAAAGGTTTGAATGTCCGTAAATCCCCAAGAAAATGTAGCTCAAGAGCAACCTAAACCATCCGACAAGGAACTGAACTTCCGTAAGCAGGAAGAAATGTATGAAAGAAAGCTGGAACAAGAAAGACAAGCTAGAATGGCGGCAGAAGAAAAAGTTGCTCAACTTGCCAAGAAGACGTTTGATCAGCAGGCTGTCCCCGATGACGATGACGATGATACTGATGAGCCTTACGTCGATCGCAGAAGACTTGAAAAGCGCCTCGGAAAGGTTGTAAAACAAGTCGGCAACGATACTGATACCAAGATCCAGAATGCTGTACAGCAAGCGCTTGCCGCAGAGCGCAGAACGCAATGGTTAAAGAACAACCCAGACTTCAACGAAGTCATGAGCCACGCGCAAGCTTTCGCAGATAGGGACCCAGAGCTAGCGGAAACTATATTGGAAATGCCCGACGGCTTTGAAAGACAAAAGCTGGTCTATAAAAACATTAAGGCGCTCGGACTTCATAAGCCTCCCGAGCAGAAAGCTCCTATTCAGGACCGAGTGGATAAAAACCTTAGGTCGCCTTATTACCAGCCATCTAATGTCGGGGGTCCTGGATATCAAACATATGCAACTGGTGGCAATGTAAGCCCAGCAGAAGGCAAAAATGCCTATGCCAAGATGCAGGAGCTGAAGAACCGACTTAGGATGTAATCATTGGAAAAATGTTTTAATTGTAATAACCATAAAAAAACAGGGTGCATCTTGGTAAAACAAGGCGCATCCTTTTTTATTTGTGATGACTGCGATCCCTTTGATATTCCTGACTGGAAGGTCAATCAAGAGGCTGAGACGTGGGTAAGTCGGAACATAAGAAGGGCAAAGATATTAAGAGAAGCTGGGCTTTCCCCTTGGAACCGAGCAAAAGATACGGCCATTTCTTCATGAATACGGCCAAAGTGGAGCGAATACGGCCAATTTGTGGCGCGATTCGTGTTATTTCATCATATTAGTTTCGTATTCATCTACTTCCTTTTGAATAGATGCTTTAAAATCACCTGAAGAAATTATATCTTTTGCTTCATAGATAAAAAATTCAAAGAATTTATCGCCTTCTCTCCAATTATAAAAAAATTGTCCTAATGTGATCACGTCCGTTTTAAGATGCAAAGGCTTTTTGTCAGTTCCTTTAGAAAATAAAAAGCTCGCTGTCACGATAGGCCAGCCTTCTTTAGACACTTGGTTCGGGTGCTCTCTAATACTAATCATATCAACTATAGAAACATTATATACAAAATCATCGTATCTAAAATGCATTATTTGCTCCTGTATCGTTCTTCGATTGCACAAAGGCGCCCGTGAAAATCTTTCATTTCTTCTCTCATCCCATCTATAGAAGCCTTTACCCAGGCCTCCATGTGTCTATGATCGGATCTAGATTCCGAACGACTCCAAAGCCATAAAGGTATGATTACAGCGGCATTTCCTAGAACCATTGATAATACATGATACCATTCCATGATTAAATTTTCCCTTGGCTGTTAAAATATTCGTAAAACGTCTTTGTAAGGCAGATTAATCTATCCTCAAAATCTTCTTCCGTTTGCCACGCATCATTTCCTGAAGGCATATACATAGGAACAATTGATTCATCTGGGCTGACTTTATCTCTTAAGATACAAGAAACGAGGCTTAAAACCTGATGGACATGCAGCAACCCATATTTGCATTTGTTGGGAAGGCCTACAAGGTCATTTTTCTCTTTCTCTAAAATATAGTCAGATATGTTCGCCGCCGCTCCTAAAAGAGTTGCCCATAGAGAAAATAACTCCGCGTCCGTTTTAAAGAATTTCCTGAGCTTTTCTATTAATGGTACTATTTCTGGCGATTCTTCTTTTTGTGTTTCCATAAAATTTGCCCGTAAACGATTAATTTGATACATCTTAGTATACGCAAGCATAAGCGTTATATGCAACTTCTATCGCAGATCCAGCGTCACGGATACCCGATGTAAAAGCGAACGGACGTAGCTACGAAGAGTCGTCCTCGGTGCTCTACATCAACGTAATCAGACAAAAGAGTAAAAAATGTCTATTACAACTACGGGTAATCTTGGACCTATGATCTTGCAGTCCCTCGCGCCTGCGATGCTCTATGTTCCAACACCCACAATGAACTATATTACGGTCTGCGACAAGGTATCGATGCCAGCTAATGGCGGTACAACTTGCCGTTTTATGAGACCTAGGGCATTGCAGCCCCCTACTGTCCAATTAGGTAACAGTGGGATTGATCCCCCCGCTCAAGTGCCACAACGCGACATCATTGATGCGCAAATGGCGTTCTTCGGAACGGGCTGTATTATAAACGAACAAGTCATTTTGCAAGACCAAGAAGGTGTCCTTGCGTGGGTATCTGAGCGTTTGGCGGTCGCCATGCGTCAGGCCGAAGACTTGATCCTTCGCGACTACATTGTATCTGCAGCTAGCCAAATTAACGCTGGTGGTGGATCCAATGGGGATAACCCAACTAACCTTGGAATCTCTGATTTCAGCTTAGTTGCTACAACCCTCGATACAAATAACGCTTATAAATTCATGAGTGGTATCGAAGGTATGGACAGGTTTGACTTACTAGACCTGTATAAATCTTCTCTGATAGACTTGGAACTCTTAACTGCTGCATAAGCAAAAGACAACAAGGGGCAAGATTATGGATAGGATGATTTTTTGCCATCCGTGCAAAATAGAAGAAATGATCGATGATTATTATTCTGACGAATGGAAATGTCCTAAATGTAATCAGCCTGAACGCAGCAAGCGAGAAGACTCTGAGAAAGAACACTATGATAGGGGTGCATTTGATCTCAATATCATGGTTCCTTAGAGATGCGGTGCTCTGAACATTGTGGAAACACAGTGAGGGATAAGTAGAGAAAGTCCCCGCCAATTAATTATGGTTCCATCGTCTAAAGGGGTTGGTTCCCCGTAGTAGGACGTCATGAAACAAGGAAAATGTCAGTGCAAGCCTGACTGGGGTTTGTTGATTAATTGGTCAAAAAGTAACAGACAAGTGGTACAGGCCCAGTAAGAAGCGCATATTTTATGCTTTCTTCTACTGAGCTACAAACAGACTTTGATGGTCTTGTTGGCTCTGGATTCCTTAGCCAATGGAACTATCCTACTAACGCAAGCGCTCTTCCTAGCGAATACGGATCTGTGTTCAATACACGTATCCTGACTAGCTCTGAAGCGCCAGTTGCACGCGGTGCATCTAAAAATGGTAACGATGTTTACTACAATACGGTATTGGGTAAACAGGCGATCACGCATATCAATCAGGATGGTTATTCCATGAACCTGATCTATCGCGATCCCTACTATTCTGGAATGCTCGCACAGAACGCTACTCTTGCCGTGAAGTTTGCTCAAGCGCAAGCGATCACGCAAGACACAGCTATCCGTAACCTTCTCAGCACCAGACTCTCGTCTGTTGCAGGACCATAAGGAGGTAAATTATGGCTGAATATTCAAGAATAGCAAAAGGTCGTTTCACATCTACTGGTAATGCGCAGGTTGTTAACCTCCCGTTCCAGCCAGATCGCATTGAAATGACAAACTTCACAGCAACCGCGACTCCAGCAAACCACGGCATTCCTTTTGCTTGGTGGGATGTATTAATGGGTCAAGGTACAGGGCTTGGATTAGTAAACAATGCTACCCCAGTTCTAACAAGTGGTCAGTTTTTGACTAATGGTTTTAGTACGTTTTCAGCAGGATTACTGCTGCAATACGGACCTACATACCAATTTAGTAATTCTGGTAATCCAACATTCTCTATTTCACAAAGTTCCACAGCACCTCTTGTGACAACTTCTGTTGCTCACGGACTGGCTACTGGAAATGTTGTTATATTTGAGAATCTTTACCAGACAGCTACAACTGGTATGGTGCAAATTTGTGGTATTCCTTTCACAGTCACTGTGACCGGCGCTACAACATTTACCATTAACTGGAACACTAACCAATCGACATACGCTGCATTTGACAGCTCTACAGCTACGAATAATGCAGGATCTTGGAAACAAGTCCTCTATCCGTACTTGTATGCTCCAGACCAAGCAGTGATTAGTGCTATTAATACAAGCACCAATGTCATTACTACAACATCGGCTCACAACTTTGTAGTTGGCCAAGAGGTTGCCTTTAGAATTCCTACAATCTGGGGTTCTACGCAGCTTAATAGCCTACCTAACGTTGTGATCCCAGGCTCTCCAGGATACTATTATGTAACTGCGGTGACGCAAAATACATTCACAGTTTCTGGTAACTTGACAGCTGTTACGGCTTACAACTCCAACTTTAATGGTGGCGCTGTAATCCCGACAGGAGCTTGGACATTCCCACAGGTTGTTCCTGTAGGAGATGTCAACACAGGTGGTGTTCAATTTAGTGGTGGCGCTCTGTATCCTTCGCCGTTGGTCTACAATGGCAGCGGAACAGCGCAGGTTTCTACTATTAATGGGCCTGCAATCCAGGGTGCATTCGTTAATAACACAAGCCAAGGATTCATTATTGGATCTGGTAACATCAAAGTTGGTGCTGCTGGAGCTGATACATCGTCTCACCTTGTCGGTGCTGCTTCGGATGTTATCTACTGGGTAGCATACTACTCAGACCTTGCGGTAGTGTAAGGATAAATGGCGCAGTATTCTAGATGCTACTGCGCAAGTCTAGAGGATTAAAATGCCCTAGACGCAGGGATGGATGGGAGTCAGTTCCCATCTACTCCCCTGTATTGTATAAGGGGCTAACCCATTATATAAGGGGTCCACATGGAATCATATGAAATGAAAGATCTTGTAAAAATCTTTACTGATCATGCCCAGAAATCTCAAGAATCAGAAATATTTAAAAATACCGATTTTAATCTTCCAAAAGCTCTCATGACTATCTGTCAAGAGATAGCAGACCTAAGATATGAATTAAATTCCTTATCAGATCAATATTATGGGTATTATCCATAATGGCATACAACCCCCCTCTCATGTTCGGTCCTATAGCTCCAGAAAGCAATCCTCCCATCAATCCGCAATACTTCCAGCCTCGCGAATATAACATTGCTTCGATTACTAATGGAAATACCACTTTAGTACAAACCACTGTTGCTCACGATTACGTAATAGGCCAATTAGTCCGCCTCCTCATATCTCAGCTGTTCGGTGCCCGTCAGTTTAACGAGCAAACAGCCTACGTAATAAATATTCCTAGTTCTACAGAAATTACTTTAGCCCTAGATTCGTCCTCCTTTGATCTATTTATAGCCAACCCAAGCCTAGATACCACCCAGCCTCAAGTCGTTGCTGTAGGCGATGCAAACACGGGTGCCATCAATTCTCAAGGAAGATTTGTAAATGGGACCTTTATTCCTGGGTCTTTCATCAATATCTCTCCTCAATAGCGCCAATAAAATATTTAGTGATATGTATTGGGTTATCTAAATAACCTTTTACGGTGTCATGGAAACAAAAAAGCCTCAAGTAAACAGCGCTTCTCAGAAAGAATTAGACAGAGTTGAAAAACAATTCGACGCATTCCAAGAAGAAGTTAAGTCTTTAACACTTGATCGACTGAATGCAGCTCCTGCCGAAGAAAAAGAGCAGCAAACTAAGCTATCTCAAAAGGAAATCGCGGCCTCAAAAGACATCTATTTGAAGCCAAAGAGAACATATCCTTCCAAAGAGAAATTTAACGAAGCATTCAGGGCCGATTACGACTTCGCCAAGGAATATGTTTGCTTTATCGCTGAAAACCATGAACTCATAGGTGAAAGCATCAATATGTGGACAAAGCGATTCCCTGGAGTTCCTGCTGAAGAATGGGAAGTACCTGTTAATAAACCTGTATGGGGACCGCGTTATCTTGCAGAACAGATCAAAGGATGCTCTTACCACAGGCTCAGCATGCAAGAAGGAAAAATCACGGGTGCTGACGGTATGGGTTCCTATTACGGAAATATGGTAGCCGATTCAACGATCCAGCGTCTAAATGCAATTCCAGCTTCACAGAGAAAATCTATATTTATGGGAGCTAGCGGATTCTAATGGTTGAAAAAAAGAAATGGATTCAAGGCGCTATAAAACATCCTGGTGCTCTTCACAAATCTCTTCACGTAAAGGAAGGGGAAAAGATTCCTGAATCGAAGCTTAAGAAAGCCGAGCATTCAAAGAACCCCACTACCAGAAAAAGGGCTGCTTTAGCCGAAACTTTAAAGAAGATGCATAAATGAGAGAAAGGGTCGAGGACTTAGGACGAATTGCTGTCATGATCGAACATGTCTTAGACCTCGATGTTTTTTGCCTATATAGCGGGCGCAATAAAGACTTCTACGACTACTTCTTGTCTCTGACCGACGAAGATCGAAGGTTTGAGCTTCTTGATGGCTTAATAAGGGGTTTGAGCGCGGTACGCGAAAGTTTGAGCGAAATCAGCGCTATTGCTGAAGGAATGGACAGATTAAATGAACTTTCTTAGTGATGTCATAACGTACGTTCGGCGTATCATAAAGAGCCCTTCTAATGCTCAGATTACTGACGCTCTGATTATCGATTATATCAATCGATTTTGGATCATGGACGTGGATGCACGCCTACAGCTTTTCGACCTAAAGACAAAATATCAGTTCCAGACTATCCCAGGAATTGACTCATATAACATGCCTCTATATGATTTCCAAACGGAACCTGGCCCCCAGTCCATAGGGCTCTATCCCGTATACCAGGGGTTCTCCAACCCGTGCTCTGTGAATGGCTTCCAGGTTCCCTTTTATACGAATCGCCAGTCTTTTTTCAATGGGTATGAGAACATTTTACAGTCTCTACCTCAAGCGGCCACTGGCAATGGCACAGCTGGCCCCTACCAAATTCAACTCCCCTTCTTCCCGGCGATTCCTGGGCACATCGACATGTCGGGTATCGTCCAGTACGGGGCAAATACAGATCCAATCTATACGGACACTTTCAAGACCAATATCCCGACCACTTCTGTATACCCATGTGTGTACATCACAGCGACGGATGTCAACGGCAAGAATGTTATCGTTTCGGATAGCGGACAATTCTTAGATACAACGGGCGATGGGGATTTATACGGGTTACTAATGCAGCCTGGGAATGCTCCTTTTGGGAACCAAGCTTTAGCCGGTGGCTACGACATTTCTACTAATACAGTAAACTACAACACTGGCGTTCTGAATGTCACTTTTCCGACAGTAATTCCTGCTGGCAATCCAATTCAAGTTCAGTGCTACTTTTACGAACAGGGAATACCCCGAGGAATTCTTTTTCAAAATAACATTATAAAATTAAGGCCTCCTCCAAATATTCCTTATTTGGTCGAAATGGAAGCATACTTGACCCCATCTGCTTTCTTGAGCACCGAGGCTGCGGTTCCTTTTGCTTACATGGCTGAGTACATAGCGAGGGGAGCTGCGCGCAAAATTCTTTCAGATACGGGCGATACAGAGCAATTCATGTTCTACGAACCCATGTTTAGGGAGCAAGAGCAGCTTGTTTGGAAGCGCAGCCAGCGTCAATTCACGGCAAATAGAACTGATACCATCTTTAGCACGTCTTGGGGTCAAGGCATTGCGAACAATACTGGAGGAACCTCTCTATGACAATTTCTTACACTTTAGGTATCCCAGCTGCTAACAATAACCCTTCGACAGACCAGCCTAATATGCAGGTCAACAATGATAACATTGCTCAATTAATCGGGATTGACCACTGCAACTTCAATGCCTCTCCTCCTGAGTTAAGCGGAGCACATTTACATGTCACTTTCCCCGCATCTCAATCCGATCCTTCGCTTACTCAAACCGAAACACAGATTTACCCTAAGGTTTTTGGAAGCGGTACTCAATTACTAGAAACATATACCGCAGCTCGAATGTCTAATTCGACTCAAATAAATGGTTACCTTCCATTTGTAAAATGCATGTTTCAATTTACTGGGGTTGTCGGTCCTTATCCCGCTGTAATCTCTCAGCCGGCTAACACTCTCTCTGTGAATGTGGCATCCATTATTCAAAATTCTTCCACTCAAGTAACTGTTACTTTTGCAACACCTCTTCCCTATACAACTTATTACTTGTTTCCTAGCATTGAAACGACCTCTGGCCTTTTAAGCTCTGTCATTACTAAAAACACCACCTCGGTTGTATTCAGCGGATTTCTAATAGGGACAAGAACATTCTCGTTCATGGTGATCTAGATGGGTCAAAAAATACTCGTCGGTAATCCGGTTACTAAAGGCTTTGTCAACAATACAACGGCATTCGGTGTAGACAATGACGCATTCCCTGTTTTAGTAAACGCGTATCAATGGCGAGGAAGGGTCAAAAGAAAGCGCGGCACTTCTTTACTAAATCGATTAAAACGCTATTTCAATTCTACTAATACGTCTTATTTCCCAGCTCCTGGTACCACTGCTGTCAGCGCCGGTGGTGCTGTAAATCTGTTAACTGGATTTAGTCTCCAAGCCAATGGAAACATTGTGCCAGGAACTAATCCTAACTTCGTAACGATTACGGACACCACTAGCGGGCAAATCTACACTGATCCTGCTAACGATGGTACCCTTTCCGGAAGCCTAGGAGGAAGCGGTACGATTAATTATGCGACAGGGGCTGTAGTCATTTTACCATCGGCATCTCATTCTGTGACAGCTGTTTTTAATTATTATCCAGACCTCCCTGTAATGGGCCTTGAAGATCTTCAGATAGACACTAGCGATTTCCCTGGAACATTAGGTTTTGACACTGTATATTCGTATAATATTCTACAAACATCCCCATATAATATTTACAGTGTCAGCTTTTACAAAAACCCTGTTGCAACGACCCCCTATAACTATGACGGCTACGTGCGCAAAACTAACACGACGCCTACCTCGTGGAATGGTCAAGATTACCAACAATTCTGGACTGTCAACTATGAGGGGGCTCTTTGGGCGACCAATGGGATCACAGTTCCTTTCACAAAAACAAACATTGGGATGCAATATAAGCCGATAACGGCTATTACAATAGATGCTGCTGGGCCCCCTAATGCTTTAGCTACCTTAACTATAGTCGCTCATGGATTGGTAAAAGGAGATTTTGTTTTCATAAATGAGGTAGGGGGAATACCAGGAATCAATTTTCAAACTGGATACGTTGTTAGCAACGACCCTCAGGCTGCCAATACAGTACAAGTAGAGTTTCCTTATGCTACCTTAACGGGAGCATATTCGGGGGGAGGAATTGCTCAGTATTTGACAAACAGATCTGATGTGACCAAGGATTGCTTGAGATGGTATGACGGTGACCCTACTGACGGAAATCCAACGTCTCCTACATTGAATGGAAGTGGGGGATGGGTCAACTTCGCGCCTCCTTTAATATCAAATGTAGCAAACAACTTTATAATTGATGATCTTCCGATTGCTCAATATTATTTAGTGGGCGCTAGAATGATAGTTCCTTTTAAAGATAGGCTATTGTTCTTTGGACCCGTTATTCAAACTTCGACTCCTAATTCTCAAGTATATTTGCAAGATAGTGTCATTTATAGCCAAAATGGCAACCCTTATTATACTGCCTCGTTTACCGGGTCTGCTTCATCATCGGCAACAACTTTTAATCCTATCCTGACACCCGTAAATCAAACCGCAAGTCCCAATGCCTATTTCGAAGACCTGACGGGCTTTGGTGGCTACATCACAGAAGGCTCTCAACAGCCGATTACGACAGTCTCAAATAACGAAGACGTGCTTATGGTCGGATTTAGCGGCAAAGAGACGCGATTCGTTTATACCGGCAATGACATTGTTCCGTTTAACTTCTTCACCGTGAACTCTGAGTATGGATCTAACAGTACATTTTCTTCTATCAATCTAGACAGAGGCGCTTTAAAAGTGGGAGATAGAGGCGTAATCATTAGCAGTCAGGTGGCCTCTCAAAGAATTGACTTAGCGATCCCAGATCAAGTTTTCCAGTTCAATTTAAAAAATAATGGGACTGAGAGAGTAACTGCGCAAAGGGACTTTATAAGCGAATGGGTTTATTTTACTTACTGCGTTAATAGAAGACAAAGTATTGAATGGAAATTCCCAAGTCAGACCCTACAATACAACTATAGAGATGATTCATGGGGTGTCTTTAATGAGTGTTATACAACTTATGGCCAATTTAGAAAGGTAACTGGAGAAACTTGGTCCACAATTGGGAATACATATCCGACATGGTCTGAATGGCGTGATTCATGGAATTCAGGGTCATCTACACTTTTGCAACCTGAGGTGATAGGGGGAAACCAGCAGGGGTTTGTAATATTTAGAGCAGACGGAACAGGGGAAGCCAACTCTCTTTACATTCAAAATATTTCTGCAAGCACTGTAACCTCGCCAGATCACTGCTTGAACAACGGGGACTATGTAGTCATCAGTGGATGCCTTGGCACCGTAGGATCGCAAGTAAACGGCAAAATTTTCAGTGTGGCCAATGCCACGCAAAATACCTTCACTTTGAATCCCACAATAGTCGGTGGAACTTATTTGGGTGGTGGTTTGATCAAAAGGATGTATATCCCTTTCATTCAGACAAAACAGTTTCCTGTAGCTTGGGACATGGGACGCAAGACTAGACTAGGTCCTCAACAATATCTTCTATCGCCTACGGACAATGGTCAGGTTGAGCTTCAAATATATTTAAGCCAGAATGCTGCATCGCCTTACAATTTTGGGCCCGTAACTCCTGCTAATAATTCTCAGAATAACACTTTGGTTTATAGCGACATTCTCTACACGTGTCCTGAAAGCACTAACTTGGGCCTTACTCCAGCTAACGTCAACCTGCAAATGCCCACTGCATCTCAGCAGGCGCAAATCTGGCATCGCATGAATACTTCTTTGATTGGTGATACGGTTCAGCTTGCAATAACCATGTCAGATGCTCAAATGAGAGATCCTGATTTTAACAACCAATTTGAGGAAATAGAACTCCATGCTTTTGTTTTAGATGTATCTCCTTCATCAATGCTGGCATAAACATGAAACAAGTTTCTAAAAAAGATCATTTTAAAAAGAAACCTAACAGAAGAGAAGAGGGTCATTGGGAAGGGAAATATTGGTGCGATTGCAGAACTCGAGGCTATAGAACGTGGCTAGGCATTAAACGCTATGGGTTTGAATGAGCAGTAATGTCTCTAATCAGGTTCCCTTTCTTCGAACTACCAGGACTTTTCCTGAAGAAGCTCAGCCTTTAAGCGTCGAATTAACGCGTAGCTACCTGGATATCGCAGAAAAGGTTAACGATCGAACCATTGGCATCTTCCCGTCTACAAAACCAGCCGTTACCGGAGAGTCTTGGTTTCTAAATACTGGCAGGAAACAACAGAGCCTTCGCCAAATCTATCCCATAACTAGCGCAACCTCTTTCAACCATGGAATCAATTTCCAAAACGTCGAGCGCTTTACTGTAATCCGAGGCGTTGGATTCGATGGCACCAACTATTACCCTATTCCCTATGTCTCTCCCACAGCTGCCGAAAACATGGGAATCTACGTCTCACCTACCCAAGTCGTTTTTAACGCTGGTGGCAGCGCTCCGGCACTGACAAAGGGAACTATTATTTTGGAATGGCTAAGTCAGGCTTAACGGCCATGGCTTCGCTCTTACATTCTGTCATAAGATCATCTAAAAATTTAAGCGCCTTCTCATCCAACATGTTTTTAAAGGTATTTTCAAGCTTGACGTGTGTGGTTTTTCTAGTAGTTTCGATAGTCATGAAAATTCTCCGTTACGTAGGGCGTACCATACAAAATTAATTTGATTGGGTCAATTGGTATAAATTTGTTTAAAGTGATACTTTTAAGGAAAATATAGGTTCTCTATGTCAGTCAACGCAACAGGTCTACGTCCCGCTTCCATGTCAACAGGAAGAGCTCCTCAGTTCAGCCTTGGAAAAGCAAAAGGCGGTTATCGACCTGGACAAATGCAACAATTCACTCCCGAGCAATTGCAACTTTTCGGGGATATGTTCTCTCATTTAGGTCCGAATAGCTTTCTATCTAAGCTGGCCTCGGGCGATCAATCCCAGTTCGAAGCCCTGGAAAAGCCCGCTTTACGCCAATTTGGCGAGCTGCAAGGAGGTCTTGCCTCTAGGTTCAGCGGAATGGGCGCTAGACGCTCTAGCGGCTTCCAGAATACCCTTAATCAGGCTTCCAGTGATTTTGCCCAGCAACTCCAATCTCAGCGCCTAGGACTGCAAAGAAACGCTATCCAAGACCTCATGGGATTAAGCAATCAACTTCTGCAACAACGGCCCTATGAAAACTTCTTGGTAAAGCAAGATCCTTCTGGATGGCAGCAGTTCTTGAGTGGACTGGTAGGAGGAGCGGCTAAAGGTCTAGGAGCATTCGGGACAACATTTGGGGCCAATAGACTTTTTAATAATCAGCAACAAAATCCACGGGTATAAAATGGTCCAAATATTAGAAGGAAAGCCTAGTTTTGGTCAGTCGATCGGCGCTGCTTTAGGTGGTGGTTTAGGATCTGGAATTTCTCAAGGAGCCGAATTTGCACAGCAAATGATGCTTCAAAATGCCAAAACAAAAAAAGAAGACACCGGTTTAAAACTACGTGGCCTAGAGTCTATAGACGAAATGAGAGATATTCTTTCCCGCGGGAATACTGGATGGAATTTTTGGAATTATGCCACTGAAGAAGGAAGAGGCGATCGTGCTGCTATGGATGCCGCTGCTTTAAATTTGGAAAGATTAGCGGTAGAAATGCAAGGAAAGGGAACATTAAGTAAGCCGCGCTTTGACTATATGGTTAAAAGACTTCCTTCTTCGTCAAAAAGCGATGCTGAAAATGAAAAAATACTTGATGAATGGGAAAGGATTTTAGGAGAAGGTCCTGAAAAAAAATCTAAAAAATCTAAAGGAAAGATAAAGTTTGATTCGTCTAATTCAGAGCATCGCGCAAAAGCTGAACAACTTTTTAAAACATTTGGTGACAAGGAAAAGGTAAGGGAAAAACTGAAGCTAGAATTTGAGGATGTTTAATGGCTACTGATCCTCTTGATTTTTTAGATTCCCCTTCGGAAAGAAGACAATCAAAAAAGATATCTTCGGATCCTTTGGATTTTTTAGATCAAAAAGGAAAAGCAAAAAAGTCTGCTCGCGTCGGAGCTCAGTACGGCCTTGGTCAGTTAGACCGAGCAGCACTTCCTTATACAGCTTATGCGCAACTTCAGGGATCTAAAGCATTCCAATCTGCCGAATATAGGCAAAACCTCTTAGATGAGCTCGAAAGACTTGCTGATTTAAAACGCATGGGTCAGTGGGATGAACAAGACGAAAAAAATCTACAAAGTATCCAAGCCCAACTAACCAATCCCGATGTATTCGAAGAAAAGACACAGCACATCAAACCTTATGATATCACTCCTTCTGGGCTTGTTAAAAAGGGAATAAAAGCCACCACTGATTACGATCTAGAGCCAGAAGGAGCTTTAGAAAAGACGGCTGAATTTGTAGGGGGATTCAAGCCAAAAGAAATAGTTTCTGCGGGCAAAAAGATTGGAGAGTTTGGCAAGAAAATAGCCACAAAAAATAAGCAGACTCTACCAAGTGGCTTATCAAAACCTGGCGCTGTTGATTCTAAAATCGCTCCATACACATCTATCGGCAAAGAGACTCAAAAGAGAGCCATTGAGAAGCTCAATATTGAAGCTGGTCACCTAGCAAAAGAAAAAGTATATGAGCATCTTCCGGTCGCAAAAAAAATAGAAGAAGGCTTTAACTTCGACACCTTTTTTAAAAACCGATTTTCAAATTTAGAGAAAGCTGCCAAAAGATCGAATGCTCGCGTTGATATTACTCCTATGACTGAATTGTTCGAAAAGACAGCTGAAAAATATAGAGGGATTCCGAAACTCCACTCTGATGCCAAAAAGATTATGGCAGAACATCGCGCCTTCTATGACAAAGCTCCAACAACAGTCTCAAGGCTTTTGAAAACCTACAGATCAAACAATGCTAAACTCAAGAGCATATTTGAAACTTCCCGTCTTAAGGGATCTCAAAAAGAATATGCAGATTTTTTGGTAGACCAGAACAAAGCTATTGCTGCTTCTTTCCGGGAATCCTTGGGCAAAGACAACGCATGGGTCAAAGAGTTCGATCGTCTAAACAATGGGTTTAAAACCTGGAGAAATGGTCAGAAAACCCTTCAGGAATTGGATGGCTTCTTCGGAGGCAGGCTAACTCCACGATCCCTAGAAAAGCTTGGCAATGACCCAAGAACCCAACAGAAAATGGCTTTGTCGATTGGAGAGCAAGGAGCTAAAGAAATCGGCCAGATAGCTAAGGATTTAAAGCTCGCTCAGGATTCTATTAAGAATATTCCGAAGGCCAAACTTGCAAAGTATGACATGGTTCTTCCTTTAACTTATTTGATCCCTGTCGTAGGGAAGGCAACAGGGTCTATCGGAAGCATTATATTGGCGAGAAATATATTAGGAAGTCTTCTAAGCAAGCCAGCAACAAAGAGAGCATACAAAGAAGCATTAAATGCTTTGATTAATAAGGATTTTCAAGCTTATGAGGCTGCCGCTTCCGTAATTTTAAAAGCAGCTAAACATGGAGAAGAAGATTAAAGGAACTTCTCGTGGAATATCATTGCATATGCTCCCAAACATATCATAAAAATTTCTATCATTTTTTATTCTCCTTTAATAAATCAATAAACATTTCATAGAGCCTGTCTGTGCTTTGAGATTGCTTCTCAAGCTTAGATTCAATATGACTAGTAAAATACCATAACATCACAAAAATGCTTAGGATCGTCTGGACGTTGAAACCTTTAAAGAAATCGATGATCTGCTCCATTATTTTTCCTCCGCTGTAAATAGTTCTGGAGGCGCTACGCCTTTCAAAATCAGAACAGTCTCAATTTTCACTATCTCACTTCGCACGTCGCCTATGTCGCTTCTTAAGCTAAAGTAACAACCAAATATTATACTTCCCAAAGTAACTATGACACTGCCAGCGCTTATGAAGAGGTGCCAGTCAAATGTCTTTGTGCTCATGGGAATGTCCTTGGTAGATGGCAATTCTTTTTTTCTCTTTTCTTGCCAGCGCTTTGATGCCGCAAGACTCCGTGCGCTCTTGGTAATGACTTCTGGGCTATCCATGATTCCATTGTATTTTTGGGGATGATTATAGGGAATTTCTCCCTAATTCTCAATACGAAATGATTCCTTCAATCCCTAGCGCGGAAACTCTATATTGTTTTAATTTTAATTTAACATATCAAGGAGTTTCTTATGACCATCCAGCCAGGTGCAAATCTATATACCCAAGGGTTCGGTTCTCGTCCTGAATCCGTTGAAGTCCCCCACATCGAAAATAGAGCGCCAAGCGCATCCGATTATAATTACCCAATAGGAAAGAGGTGGATTGATCGTGATGTAGCTTCTTATGAACTGATTGGCATAAGTACTTCTAATGGTATTACGGCAGCTAACTGGAACCTTCTTGCGAGTGATACCGGACCCCTAGATACATTGACTGGAGATTCAGGGGGAGCTATTAGCCCTACTGCTGGAAATATCACTCTAGCTGGAACAGGCGGCCAAATTGCCACAGCTGGTGGTGGCTCTACTATCACGTTCTCTCTGACTGGGCCCTACACTCCATCCACCTATACTGCACACGGTGTCCTTCTTGGTGAAGGAGCTTCGCCAATTGTCGCCACAGCAGCTGGAACTAACGGTCAATTGTTGATCGGTTCAACAGGTGCAGATCCCGCATTCTCAACTGTGACTTCATCTGGTGGTACTATCACCGTAACCGGTGGAGCTCATACGCTAAACCTTGATCTAGCAGCCCCTGTGACCGTTCCTAATGGGGGAACAGGCGCAACAACATTGACGGGCGTTTTGACAGGTAATGGAACTGGAGCTGTTACAGCCAATGCGGTTACCAACCACGGTGTAGTTGTGGGGGGAGCTTCTAACGCTGTTGGTTCAACAGCCGTGGGTGCTACAGGGACCCTATTAGCGGGTGTTACAGGCGCTGATCCTGCCTTTACGGGATCTCCTTCTGTTTCAGGCACTGTAACAGCAGGCACAGGCATTACATCAACGACCGGAAACATTGTCGCCACAGCTGGTGCAGTCAATGCGGGAACCTCGATCACAGCAACGTTGGGCGCTATTACAGCGACCAACGGCAACCTAGTCATGGGAACTGCGGGCAATAAGATTATTGTTCCTACAGGGGCTAATGCATCTGCAGGAACATCAGGAGCCATGAGCGGTACGCCAGGAGCTGTCACAGTCGCAACTACAGCTTGCAGCGATACAGCTAAAGTATTTTATGCAAGAAACGTAACAGGAGGAACTCCTGGAGAAGTTTCTATTACAGCTCAAGATGGCACAGGTTTCACATTGACCTCTACAGGTAATGAAACCTCCACATTCAACTGGTGGATCATTAACGCCTAATTTCAGGTAGAAAGTGGTATTTGTATCGTATGCTGAATTTGATGAGCTTAGAGAGATCGATGGAACAACTATAAATACGAGCTATCAGCTTGTTGGGGATGTTTTCTCGGTCAATCCACGTATCATTGGAGTCAGCAATTCTACAGACGTTGATCTCTATGTTTCTTTTAATGGCGATACTAATAATCTCAGGGTAGCCGCTGGTTCTTTCAAGCTGTATGACGTTCAGGCCAATAAATCCATTTCAGGAGATAACCTCATTCCGCAAAAAATGGGAGTGTGGGTTAAAGAATCTGATGGCGGAACTCCCACTATGGGCTGGTTTTGGGTAGAAGCTCTTTATTCTAGAAGTGGGTGAATCCCATGAAAACAATAGACGAGAAAGTAGACTACCTCATGAGAAAGGTAGAGACCTATGACCGGGCTCTCAATGAATTTAAAGAGATCAAATCCACTCTCAATGACTCCGCAGAAAATACTAGAAAGTCAAAAAATTTAGTTCAGAGAGCCTTCGACTCCATAAATGTTCACCAAAATGACATCGACTCCCTTTCAAAGCTATGCCAACAGATTTCTCAGGAGATAGAACGCGGCTTTAAGCATTTAGAGGGATGCATTTTGGCTTTGTCTCTAAAAGTTAATTCTTTGGACACAGAGACCAATAAAAGAATTTCTGAGATGAGAGATAATCTCAGTCAGGAAGCAGAGTCTTATTTAAATCTGGATCATTTGAAGCAAATACAAGAAGACGCGGATATTCTTTTCGTGAATTTTGCCAAAATGATTAGCAACGTTCACAACAACTATTTCGATGTCGAAGATCATATTAGAAAAATAGATGAACTTTGCCAATCCTCCAGTGGAAAAATCACCTCCATTCAAAAAGAGATATCCCGAATTCAGAACTCAATATTTAGACATCGCATTGGAGAGGCTATTTAATGATTAATAATACGACCCTATCCAACTTCCTAGATGCCTCAACAGTCGGTCGTACCTCTTCCAATCCCTTTGTAGATGAGTTCCAGGCCAGAGATCCCACTACTGCTGACATTCAATATCCGATCCAAAAGAAATGGCTAAATACCACCACAAACGCGCTGTGGGAACTTAAGAACTTTAATTCAAACAGTGGAATTACCACAGCAAATTGGGTTCTCATTTCCAATAGTGGCGCTACTTTAGAGACTTTAACCACTGATGATGCTGTCGTGGTGCCACCGACCAACAATAATATCAATGTCTTTGGCGATGGGGTCATAACAACTACTGGAAATTCCGGAACATCCACTGTAACAATCCACGCTGGACCCACAATCGCTACAGAATATGTTTGCGACGTCGGTAGCGCTGTTCCTGCAGCTAACATACTCAATGTACTGGGTGGCAATGGAGAGACGACTACAGGCTCAGGAAACACCATTACAATCGATTATTGGAGTGTTACCCCTTATGTCGTTGGAACGGATCCCAATTCTCAATATGCAACGATAGCCGCTGCAATTGCTCAAGCTGTAGCGGATGGTTCTAGTTCCACAAATCCAAAAAATATCTACATAAAGCCTAAAAATGGTGGATACACAGAAAATATAACCATAAGTGATGGCATAAATCTCGTGGGTTTTGGTGGACAGACACTCATAAATGGCACTATTTCGATGTCCACGGCAGGAGATGCCACTATAAATGGATTAATGCTGCAAACAAATGGCGCTAATTTTTTATCGGTAACCGGATCTTCTGCTTCATCTATTAGGGTGCATTTGTGTTTATTAGAATGCTCTAATCACACAGGCATAAATCTTTCTTCGTCTAGTGCATCGTCTTCGATATTATTCATAAGTTGTTCTTCAGACGTAAAAACGACGGGAATCACTCTTTATGATTCGACATCGCCAGGAAGTATAGGTTTTGTGAATTGCAGTTTAGCTAATAGCGGATCTTCTACTACACCAAGCAATAATTCAGCTGGTCTTTGTGGACTTTCCCAATGCGGGTCATCTTTGCCTTTTACGACTTCTGGAACCGGCAGCATAAATTTTTATGGAACAATAGTTAATACAGCACTTCTCAATACTTCCTGTTTGGTGACATCCGGAACAGGTTCATCTAATAATTTCGAAAATTGTCAGCTCAGTTCAGGAACAGCTTCTTGCGTTTCGATTGGAGCAGGAACCACTGTAAGTATGACCTATGATGCTATGAATTCTTCCAATGCACATGTCCTAACGGGGGCTGGGATTTTACAATATGCGCTATTGACATTCACCGGAGCTTCTACGGGACACAATGTATCGACAGAAACCGCACTCCCAACGTTATAGGTAAATCATGAGCCAGAGTGGTCCATTAAGTAACAACGGAGGCGGCGGTGGTTTCATACAGACCATCAATGGTGACATAGGAAGCATAACAGGTCCGATAGTCACCATATATGCAAATAACGCTGCAAGAAATTGTGGCTCTTCTGTTCTTTTCGATAATGCCGGAACCATTTCCACTCTTAATGTAACCGACGCTTCGGGAAATACCATAGTGGGTATGAATTCCGGGACAGCTACTTCAATAAATAATAGTTTGAATACAGGTTTTGGGCAGGCTGTCTTGGGAAGTTTAGACATAACAGGTGCAGGAGGAAACTTC